GGATTCCAAATTGTAGGCTCATGAATCTCTTTACCTTCGATCCAATTTTTATCGATAACCCGATAATCTCTATCAATGGTATCGTTCCAGTCTAATTCGTGAGCTCCTTCGCTATCGCTAGAGTACGGATTCACCCATCCGTGATCTTTCGCGAGTTGGACAATCGTCCCGCCTGTCACGATCGAGCCCGCTTGTTCGTTGAAAGTGTCCCACTTTTTGAAACATTCAAATTTACGATACCGACTATCATTTTGCGACCAGTTGTCCCAATCCGAGGCGGTATATCCTTCATGTTTTAGAGCCATCCCGACGTTTATCCATTCTTGATAGGATAAAATGGCCGGGTTGATATGCTCTAATAATGGCAACAAGTCAAATTCTCTTTCGTTGTTCATTTTACCCTTTATTTCCCTTTCTTAACTTGGTATATATTCCCTTGCAACGACGCCTCTTGGTAATCTCCAGCCATTCGCTGCGATTCGGTCAATCATATTTCTAGCACTTTCAAACGACCACATTCCGACGTTTTTAAAACCTCGACTTTCAAGGAAGCGAATCTGTTTCGGTGTAGTCAAACCCTCACTTTGACGTTTATTCAAACGGTCAAGTAATAAGTTAGCTTTTCCGGCGTTCCCAACTTCTTCGGTATAGATACCGTACTTTTCGAGTGCTCTGAGTTGTTTTTCTGAAGGCGGGGACATTTCCCACCCAAAACTAGGGACATAGCTCGATAAGTCTTCAGCGTGAATTGACATTTCAAATTGCAACGGATCAACAAGTTTTCGTTTCCGTTTTCTCATTTCCGCAAGCTGTTTCGCAAGTGCTTCTTCACGTTCTGCCACGACATCTTCAGCGCTTTTGGCTTCCATCTGCTCGAGATCAAGCACGACGCCCGTTTCTTCTTCCATGTTTTCGACCATTTTTTTAGTCACTTCCGGACTTTCACAAATTAAGTGAGCCGGGCGACAAAGTTCGTGCCGTTCGGTGTGCCATAAAAAGTCAAGCAATAGAAGCTCGTCTTTTCTGGGAAATAGACGCGTTCCACGTCCTACCATCTGCGAATAGAGCGCCCGGACTTTTGTCGGTCTTAATACGACCACGCAATCGACTGAAGGACAATCCCACCCTTCCGTTAAAAGCATAGAGTTACAAAGAACGTTATAGCGCCCCTTTTCAAAGTCTTCGAGCACTTCTGCCCGGTCTTTCGATTCGCCGTTGACTTCAGCAGCTTTAAAGCCGCGCTCGTTTAAGATATCGCGGAATTTTTGGCTAGTCTTCACAAGTGGAAGAAAGACGACTGTTTTTCTATCCTTGCAATATTCAGCCATTTCATCCGCAATTTGTACCAGATAGGGATCGAGTGCCGTTCCGACGTCGCTAACTTTAAAATCACCAGCAGACATTGAAACGCTCGACAAGTCGAGATCGATCGGAATTGTTAAGGCTTTAATTTTGGATAGATACCCGTCTTTAATTGCTTGCACTAATGAGTATTCATAAGCTAGACTGTCAAAGTATGAGCCGAGGTTCTTCATATCCCCCCGGTCCGGTGTAGCCGTCACCCCCAAAACTTCCGAATCTTTAAAATGGTTTAAAACTTTCTGATATCCGTCTGATATAGCGTGGTGCGCTTCATCGACCACAATCACGTCAAACCAGTCAGGCGGGAATTGATTCAAGCGTTTTTCTCGCTGCATTGTTTGAACCGAACCGACAACGACTCGATACCATGAACCAATCGAGGTATTTTCTGCCTTTTCTAGTGCCGTACCGAGTCCCGTCGCGGTCTTGAGCTTATCGCTTGCTTGGTCTAACAATTCGGAACGGTGAGCAAGGACAAGGACGCGTTTTCCTTCTCTAACTTGATCTTCAATGATTTTTGAAAAGACGACCGTTTTTCCCGTCCCAGTCGGAAGGACGAGAAGGGTTCGTTTTCTCCCCTCCATCCATTCCTTCTGAACGGCTTCCCGCGCCTCTTGTTGATAAGGCCGTAATTCCATTTATACCCCCTTAAAATTGACCGGGATTGAATCCTTGTGCTAGTTGTTGGAATCCTTGTTGTGGTTGTTGATATCCAGCCATTGCTTGCCCCGGTTGTGCGTTCAAAACTTTCGTATAATCAACGTCTTCCGCGTAAATCATGCTTTTCACTTCATTGTATTTATTGCCGTTGTATTCACGGATCCCCACCTTACATACTCCGACTTTTCCGATGATCGCGTTCCAGTCCATGCGAAGCGGTTCACCTTTACGTTTTTGTCCGATTGAACCAAAGAAAGCAGATAACATTCCCTCAGTCGAGCTATGCAAGAATAGATTGTGCGTGAGTTCTTTTTCGCCCTCGTTTGCTTCAATTAAAACGTGAATCGTTGCCTTGTTGCAAGCTGGTAACTTGCCGGGATTTTGCGGGTTCGGTGTGTGACGTCCACGATCATAGCTTTTAACTGTATAGTAGTATAGACCTTCAGGTAATAGGACGAATTCCGAATCCTTTTGGATAGTGTCGTTCCAGTCATATTCGCGGTCAAAGTTGTTAGTATTGTTAAATTGTTGTTGTGTCATTTTTGTTTCTCCTTTTGTTTTAAAAATTATAAATTGTTAGTCTTAAATGGTAATTCAGGGTTTGCGCGTACTTGGTTTTGAATAACTTCAAGTGTAGCGTCCCAATTCGCAACGATCATATCCCAATAATTGCTCGGGAAGTTTTCAATCGGGGTTCCCATCGGGAAATGTCCGCGGATATATGCGACGTCTTGCAATTCACTTTCTGTCACGTTATGCGGTGTCATTAAGTCAATAAGGGCTTGTGGTAATAAGCTGTTTGGTTGCGGTTGGTCTTGCACTTGTTTAGCAAGTTTGCGTTCTTGTTTAATATCATCCGCGATTGCATTTAGTGTTTCCGCGATTTCAGGTTGTTTTACTTCCGCTTGTACCGGTTCAGGTTGCGGTTGCGGTGTCACTTGTTGCGTTGCGAAGATATGCGCGATACTTCCAAAATCAAACGGTAATTGATCCGGTAAGCCGTGACGGTTTTTTGCGTCCCATGCGGGGCGATGATTGGTATAAATAACACGCTCTCCGCCTTGAGCTTTTTTCTTGCCGTTGTCGGTCGTCATGACTAAGGTCTTGTAGTTTGCAAATAGAACCATGTCCGCCCATTCTTTTACAAGTGGCGCCGTTTTCGAACCAGTCTTTTGACCAAGCTTCAATTCGTAGCGATCATAAGAGCCCATCTCGTCCGGTTGTTCAAATTTTTTGATTTGGGCGTGTGCAGTCAATACTACATTGATACCCATATCAACCAGATCAGATAAGGTATTTAAGAAACGCCCCATTTCTTCCTGGACGTAAGTGTAGCCCTTGCCCCATCCGAAATCTTCAATCCCTTGTTTTCCATGTTGTGAGCATACGTGAGCTACTGCCAATTGCTCCGCCCAGTCGACTGTATCAACGATGAGTGTTTTACATTCTGTTGGATTTGCCTTGATAAAAGCAATCTCATTGACCAGCATAGTCCAGCTTGTCGGCTTGTCTAGTCGTGCCACATCCATATTATCTGTTGAACCTTCCGTGTCAATAAAGACGGGGTCTGGGAATTGACTCGCAAAGCTAGACTTTCCAATTCCTTCCGGCCCGTAGATAACTACCTTTTGAGCTCGCGCCCGTTTTCCTCTAGTAATCTGCATGTTTAGTCCTCCGTTTTATCTTCAAATTTATCTTCAAGTTTTTCAATCAAGGCTAAGATTTCTTTGAGACTTTTTTCTTTTTTGATCAATTCTTTCGGCTCGCTTCCATCTAGCGCCTTGAGTTCATAAGTAGCTGTGACGATAATTGGTTCACATCCAAGCGCATCGGCTAGCTTGCTAAAACGTTCATCCTCTTTGAAGTTTTCTTCAGGGATAACAGCAGCATCTTTCATCGAATCTGAAAATCTGGCAGAGAATGCAAATGTGTGTGTGTTGTTTTTATAGTCAACTAGATAATGTCCGTCTTCTTTGTTTCGCAATGCAATAAATTCTTCTGTTTTTTTCATTTTGGTTCTCCTTTATTTTTTAAAATCCATTTTTCCATGATTCAGGGATTTGCTTCGTCTCCGGCTTCACACTATACCCGTCTTCAATCAGGATGCTACATTCGTCTCCTGTTGATACACGAGTCGCGATTGCTTGCAAGCCTTCGTTTTCGAGCCATGCCCCAAATTCTTGAAGAGTCAACTGATCCATTTGCTCTAGCTTATCGATTAGCACGAAACCACATTCCGGCTTCAATTTACGCACGATTGCAGTCGCCACTTGCAATTGCTGACTACCTGACATGTTATCCCAGCGTTGACCAAGGTAGAGCAGTTCGCCGTCATCCACTGACAAGCCAGGCAACGGCAAGTCTGCGTTAGTGAGCAAGTCTGTTTTCTGCTTACGGATATCAGCAATCACATTATCAAGTTCCTTATATTGTTCACGATATACTTTTGCGTCTTCTTCTGCCTTGTCTTTGTCAAAATTCGCTCGAACTTTCAAATTAATTTGTTCGATATTCGCGATACTGTCTTCAATTTCTTGCGTGGATTCGTCGATCAGTTTTTTCGTGTCTTTTCGAGCAATCTCGTAATCTATCCAAAGTTCTTGTTCTTTGATTTTTGCTTTTTCGAGATCTCTCTCGAGGCGTTGCACGTCAGAACTTGCAAAGTCATAATCAGCCTTAATCTTCGCGAGATTCTGACGTTTGAGAGCATTTGCGCCGTTACGCCCTAAAATTTCTTGCTGTTTCTGAATCAATTCCGCAATAGAAATAAGCTCTTTCGGTGCGTCTGGATAATACGGTTGTTCTTTAGCAAACTTTTCTTTTTGGTCTGCAATCACTCCGATAGCATGACGCTCTTGATATTTTGCTTTTTCTTCCATTTCAAGCTGAACTAATTGATCGCCTACTCCGATAATCTGTAATAACGTTGTAGCCTTCTCCTTATCGTTCATTTCCATAAACTTCGGAAGGTCAAGCGCTAGTTCTTCCACAAAACTATCAAGCAATTTCTGACCGGCTTTATTTCCGCTCGGATCAATGACTTTTAAATCGCTATTTTTGCCCTTACGTTCAACGATAAGGCCATTCGATAACGTGATTTTTAGACTTGGCGGAAGTGTCGAGCCTTCGCGTTGTGGTTGTGATGGCTTGTACTTGTTACCGCCTAACGCCCACGCTATCGCGTCTAATACGCTTGTTTTCCCTTGATTGTTGTTACCACCGACGATTGTCAAGCCTTTTGCTGAAGGTTCAATTTTGACCGCTTTAACGCGCTTGACGTTTTCAAGTTCAAGTTTATTAATTGTTACCATTGTTCCACCCTTCTAATTCAAACCGATAGGAGGTTCGACGTCGTAAGTAAATTGCTTATCAGAATTTTTTAGGTTCATTCGTGCAATTTCGTAAAAGTCCGTTTCAACTTCTTCTGTCACTTCAATTTCTTTGCTTTCATGCTTCATTGTAAAGAGCATAAGAACGAATATTCCTAAAAGCATGATTACAATTCCGAATAATTGCTCGGTTATGTTTGGTTCTGTCATGTTAAATCTCCTTAAAATATACTCAAACCTTGTTTTTTCCAATAATCTATGTACTCTTGTTGTGCTTGTCCGTTGAATCCGCACGCATGAAAGGTCAAGCCGTGATTACTATCACTTTCTTTTTTGTCTAACAAAACTTCTAGTTCTGATTTGACGAATTTTTTTAACGCTTTTAAATCGCCACACGGATAAAAAAACTTATAACCGTCAATTTCTAATTGCCATACCCAACCAATAGGTGTTTTATTGTATGTGTATTTTATTTCCATTTTTTATACCTCCAATAATTTTTCAAGGTCAGCGATACGCTGATAAAGTTCTTTCTTTTCCATTTCGGATTCGATAAGTTGTTGGTTAAGGTCTAACGCCACCAATCGCCAATCAACGTTTTTTTCTTCATAACTTTGCGGCGCGAAGAAATACGATACTAATTTGTTTAATAACTTCATTTTTTAAATTCCTTTTTCCATTCTTTACTCCCTCGATATTGTAGGTACTCGTCGAACCCTTTAATGGTGACTAGCTGCCCGTTATTCCGAAGGTGTTTTTGTTGACTAGGGAGTTTCTTCATTTCCCTTCTCATATCCCCAGCTTGTCGTTCAGTACAACCAAAGATATTTTTCAATTCTTTATCATTCGCGGATATCTTCTCGATGATAACGTCTTTTATTCGTACTATTTGAACTGTTTCCATTTTTTCCTTTCTGTGGTATAATTAAGTTAGATTTTTAAGCAAGCGCCGGATTTTCGTCTGGTGCTTTTTTTCGTCCCTCTGTTCGTTTTAGTGAACGCTGTCCGTAAAAAAAATACCGAGTTGATCCTTGCTGAATCCGAGAACTGTCGCGACTTTAATCAATTCGTCCGCGTCGAACGAAACGATACCGTTTTCACGTTTAGCATAACGGGCGCGGTCAGACCATCCGAGAGCCTTCGCCATTTCGTCTTGTGTTAAACCTTTCGCGATACGCTCCGCTTTAATTCGTAAATGATCTACTGACATATATCGGCCTCCTTCCGTTTTTTTAGTCGTTCTCCTTAGTGAACAAATTAAGTATATCTCACTTGTTCTTTTTTGTCAACACTTTTGTTAAAAAAAAATACATTTTTTATTTTTTTCGTATTATTTGTGCTTTTTTAAGAACGATGGTATAATGGATTTTAAGGAGAGAAGGTGCAATAACATGAGAAACAATGAAGAAATTATCAACTTAATAAAACAATTATGTGATGAGAAAAATATATCTTTAAGCGAACTAGCTAGAAGGACCAATATGGCAAAATCTGGAATATCTCGTTATTTTAATAAAACTCGGACATTCCCACTTAATAGAGCGAATGAATTCGCGAAGGCGTTAGGTGTTACGCCTGAATATTTAATTGGAGTTAAGCCAGCTTCTAGCGAACCAGAATACACTACTTCAGACCTACGAAAAATGGCTGAAAATGCTAAAACTTTTGACGGTAAGCCGTTAAATGAAGATGATATTCAAGCCATACAAAATATTATAGAAATTTACTTGAAAGGTAGATAGCTTATGACTATTGAAGAGTTAGCAGACTCTCACGGTGTCACTCTTGCATACTTTGATAATGAACTATGGTATAGACCGGGGATTTATATCGAAGAAATCAATATCATCTTTATTAACCGTGAGCTGTCCGAGGACGCAAAGAAACGTGTCGTTTTTCACGAATTAGGGCATTTAAGCCATTCCGCTAGCCTTTACAAAAACAATTATATAAAGTGTGAAAATGAAGCTAATCGGGAAATGATCCACAAGTTACTAGAAGAAGAACTCGCTTTATCAGACGACTGTCATTCATTTAATTATCTTGCTTTTATGCAAAAGCACGAACTAAAAACTGTAACGGATGAATTAATGGTAATTGACGAATATTATGAATTGATAGGATAAAAAAATGGACTTTAATAAAATAAAAGAATTAACAAAAAATGCAATCGATAAAACAGCAGAAGGCCTTAATAAAGCTAATGACATGAGAAAAAAAGCAGCGCTAGAAACAAAAATAACCTTGCCAGCAAGTAGTCAGTTTTCTAGCCCTACTACTGTCAGAAAAACAGTTGACGGCCAATATTATATCGGTTTATACTCAGAAACTCCCGTACTTTATGAATTTGAAAACTTTAATTTTTCTGGTTCTAAAATTATAGAACGTACAACGACTACGGGGGAAACAACACAAAAAGGTCGAGTTGGTAGAGTTCTATTAGGGGGTGCTATTGCAGGACCTATTGGTGCTATTGCAGGCGCTTCAGGAAAGAAAAAAGGTACTATCAATTCTACGTCCGTTACTACTCAAGAAGAAAAACCGGGCGCTGCTTCTATTTCTCTTAGAAATGTAAATACTGGTGAAATAAAAATTATTTCGACTAAATTGACTCAAGCGCAAGCGAATAACGTGGAAAGATTCTTTCAATAAAAAATCCCACGTTCTGAAAAGTAATGAGGTACAAATAAAATGTGGATTGAAGACTTACCGAACGGAAAATATAAATTTTTCGAGCGTTACAAAGATCCATATACCGAGAAATTGAAAAAAGTATCGGTCACAATGGAAAAGAAAACGCCACAAGCAAAAAATCAAGCTGCGTTACTTTTACAAGAGAAAATAAATAAAAAAATAAAAACGAATAACGCAAAAAGCGTAACTTTTGGGGAAATATATAATCTTTTCTATCGACAATGGGAAAAAACGGTCAAAGAGTCAACAAAACATACTTATTTATTCGTCGATAACATTATAAAAAAAGAAATAAATAATGATATTCTTTTAGTAAATATAGATAGACGTTTCATACAAGAAAAGCTTGATAAAATACTAGAAGAAAAATCTTATCAAACAGCGACTCGCGTTCGTATCAGATTAAAAAATATTTTTGAGTATGCTCTTAATTATTCTTATATCGATAATAACGAGGTGACTTTTACAAGCGTACCTAAACCGCCAGAAACAATCGAAGAAATAGAGCAAAAACGCGAAAAATTTCTTACAATGGAAGAAATAAAAAAACTGATCGATTCATTAAATAGTAAAGTTTACAATCAAAAATACGGGGATATGGTCCTCGTTCTAGCTCTTACTGGTATGCGCTATGGCGAACTTGTAGCCCTTCAGTTAAAAAATATCGACTTTCAAAATAAAAAAATCGAAATAGCCGGAAATTTTGATTCAATCCATAAGATTAAAACAATCCCAAAGACAAGAAAATCAATCCGGAATATTAAAGTTTCGGAAGCAGCACTCGAAGCTATTAAACGTCAAATAATACGACTAACGGAACGCTTCCAACCGCTAACGGATGATGATTATATTTTCTGTTTCGACGTGTGGAATAGCCCGATAACGTTACCAACTTTTAGTCAGATTATAAAAAAATACGGCGCGATTGCCGGGATAGAAAAGAATCTGTCAAGCCATGTTTTTAGACATTCTCATATTTCTTATCTAGCGGAAGCCGGGCTTCCTATCAAGTCAATCATGGATCGCGTCGGTCACGCCAACGCAAAAATGACGCTCGAAATATATTCTCATACGACTAAAGACATGGAAGATAGGCTTGTAAAGACTTTAGATAATATCTTTTAATTTCTGCCCCTTTTTTGCCCCTTTTCAATTCAAAGATATAATAAAAACCCTCGAAAACATTGATTTTTCAAGGGTTTATTTTTATTTTTTAAATGCCAATCTCATTTCTAATCAAAATCTTACTTTTCATTGTACCATAATTTAGGGAGAAAATTATGGAAAAAGAAAAGACTTTTCCTTTTTGGCCCAAAAATTATTTTCTATGATATAATGGTGGTAAGCGCTATTTTTATTTATTAGATTCATCAAATAAATTCAGGCAAATAGCTGTCAAAGGAGTCCCATGAATAAGCAAGATATTTCTACAATCATTGAGCTTCACTTTGAAGAAATGACCGATTTAGAGCAAGAAATTGCCCGCTATTTTCTGCAGGCAGATACCATAAATGATGACTTATCCTCTCAACAAGTCACGCAAAAACTTCATATTTCCCAGGCGGCGCTCACTCGTTTTGCCAAGAAGTGTGGTTTTAAGGGCTATCGAGAATTCATCTTCAAATATCAACAACAAAAAGACACTCTTTCTGCTCCTCAACAGGATATGAATCCTTTGACTCAACGAGTTCTCAGAAGTTATGCAAATGTGCGAGAAATTTCTCAAGGATTGATTGACGATGAGCAGTTGGAACGTGTAGCTCAGATGATTGAGCAATCAGAACGCGTGTATTTTTTCGGAACTGGGAGTTCTGGTCTAGTCGCACGTGAGATGAAGCTACGTTTTATGAGATTGGGTGTCGTCTGTGAAGCCTTAACAGATCCAGACGGTTTTGCCTGGACGACTAGTATCATTGATGAAAAATGTTTGGTCTTTGGTTTTTCCCTCTCAGGAACAACACCGTCCATCATCGATAGTTTATTAGATGCCCAGGATATGGGAGCTAAGACGGTTCTATTTACAAGTTCACCGAATAAGGATACTCAAGCATTTACAGAAACCATTTTGGTCGCAAGCCAAAACCAAGCATCTTATATTCAACGAATTTCTGCTCAGATTCCAATGCTGATTATCATTGATTTACTCTATGCTTATTTCCTAGAAATTGATCGCGAAAGTAAAGAAAAAATCTTTAATAGCTACTGGGAGAATAATAGACTGAATGGTTATCGTAGAAATCACAGAAAGGGAAAATCCTAAATTGATTTTAACAATTTAGGATTTTTTATCATTCAAATGTGGTTATAACAAATGTATCAAAACTCAATTCTCTTTTGAAAGCAAGTCTACTTTCATTACTCGAATAGTTGTTTCAGTTGCGAATCCAAGAAGGGCATTGTCAGAAACGCTGGTCATTTTCACTTTGAAGTCAAAGATTGAATCAGCTTGCTCTGTAAAGTCAATCGTTGGAATCGTGATTGTTTTCTCAGTTTCACCATCTTGGAAGGTCAAGTCAGCT